ACCTTGAAGAAGGAGCGCGATGAGAAGGCAGAGCAAGAAGAAATTGCTCGTCAACAGCAGGCTGAACTTGAGGAAAAGAAACTAGAAGCAGACATGGACATCCGTCAACTTCTAGAAAAAAAGGAAAAAGAATTTCAGACTCAGTTAGAAGCAGAGCGTCTCGAAAGAGAACGTGCCTTTGCTCTACTTGAGCAAGAAAAACATTTTCAAGAAGTAATGCAGTATCGTCAACAAAGAATTGAGCAGGAGCGTGAAAACGTAATTCCTGAACTCATTGATTTGATTGAGGGTAACAACCGTGATGAAATCGAGCAGAGCATCGCGTCATTGAAAGATAAATCTGCTCGTATTCTCGACTCTGCACAGCAGGCTTTACAGTCTACTCGCAGAGAAATGGCAGGAACACGTATTACGTCTCCTGCATCAGGACCTCTCGATAATGATTCGGAACAACGTTCGTACTCTCCCGAAAGTATTCGGGAAATGTCATTGGCGGATTACGCGAAGCAACGAGCCAAACTACTTGGCGAAGCAGCAGGTAATCGTGGTAAGGGACTGTTCGGGTAAAACCAAACAAACTAAATTATCCAACTAACTAGAAAGGACTGATACCAACATGGCATCAGCGATTACAGGCACCAGTGAATTAGCAGGAGCACCTACCGCTTATAGTGGTTCAAACTCCAGCCTATCCACAGCAATTCAGACCATCTGGTCTAAAGAAATTCTATTTCAAGCAATGCCAATTCTGCGTTTCGAGCAGTTTGCAGTTAAGAAGACTGAACTAGGTGTAGCACCTGGTCTTCGTGTGAACTTCCTACGTTACAAGAACTTTGCTGTAGACCCATCACCACTTACAGAAGGTGTACGTCTAACAACAAACGCTCTTACAGCAGAACAAATTGCAATCACAGTTGCAGAACACGGCTACGCAGTAGCAGTTTCTGAACTACTTCTTAACGCATCATTCGATGACGTTATGGCATCATCTTCACGTCTTCTAGGTCGCCACATGGCACAGTACCTAGATGTACAGGCACGTAACACATTAGGTGCTGCAACATCTGCAGTATTTGGTTACGACCGTACAGGCGTATCAGCAGGGTCACAGTCATTCTACGACGAAGGCTCAAAGGCAACATCAATCTCAACCATCACAGCCAACCACAAGTTGACTACTGGTTCTGTCAAGGATGCTGCACTTACCCTTGCTTCAAAGAACATTCCTCGCTTAGGTGAGACATACGTAATGTTCATCAATCCAAAGCAGTCACGTGACATTCGTTCGAACCCAGAGTTCATCGAAGTTACAAAGTACGCTGCTCCAGGAAACTTCATGCTAGGTGAAATCGGTCGTCTATACGACGTAGTATTCATCGAAACAACTCAGGTTAAGTCATACGCAGCAGCAGCAGTTGTTAATGAGACTGCAAATGTTGGTGCACCTGCTGACCAGACTGAAGTTCCAGTAAAGGCCAATACAAACCCAGGTTCAGGTGGAAACCCAACAGGTTCAACTTCACCAAACCCTGCTGGTTCATCTGGCGGAACTGTGGCTGCAGGAGTAACTGTCTACGAGTCAATCATGATTGGTGACAACGCATTCGGTCACGCAATTTCCCTTCCAGTTGAACTTCGCGATGGTGGCGTTCTTGACTTCGGTCGTGAGCACGCTCTTGCTTGGTATGCAATTTGGGGTCTTGGCGTAATCACAGACCAGGCAATTTGCAAGGTCTTCACTGCTTAATTAAATAAGCGTTTGGTTGGAAGAGTCCCATACTCCTTCTTTGGGACTCTTCCTCCACAAAAAATTACAAAACTAACACAAGGAGAAATACATCGTGGCAAACAAAGCAACTAGTCCTCTGGACGCAACAGGGCGTGCACAGGAACAAGCAACAAAAGAAAATGCAGAAGCACTTCGTAAGCGTAAGGAAGAAATTTCTACAGCGAACAAGGTTGAGGCTGAACTTCTGGAAACTGCGGTCTTTGACCCAAAGAACCCAGAGAAACCAATTGTTCTAGACGAAATCGTAGAAGTTGGCGTAACACTTGCAAATGACAAAGTTGTTATCCGAACCATCACAGACATTGAAGAAATGACCTGGGGTGTAGGAAATACATACAACTTTAAAGCAGGAGTTAAATATTCAGTTCCTTCAGAACTGGCTAACTATCTCGAAGGTCTAGGTTATATTTGGCGACCAAACTAAACCAACCGTTTAGTTATCGTCAATCCTCTGGTTACTCCTCTAGTTTCTGCCCTCCTCCTAGAGGAGTAACCTTTTTAATGCTGATTAAATTTGCTTAATAAGGAATCATTAGCATCTAGAGTTTAAGCACGGAGGATACGTGGCAACAGCGTCTAACTTAGCCGAAATGGTTAGGTCCGAAATAGGAGACTCCTCTAAGTCTTTTGTTATGCAGTTTATTGCAGATGGTACAACAAATAGATTTGGTCTTCACTACTCTCCAGTAGATGCAGCAAGCCTGTACGTAAGATTTGATGACTTCAACGTTTCCAACGATGTCTCTGTAGAAGAGGCAAGCGGAGTATTGGTAACAGATGTAATTCCACCAGATGGAACTGAAATCACAGTTGCTGGCAATTACTTTAGATATTTCACACCAGCAGAAATTAATCGCTTTGTAGAAAATGCTGTACTGCAGCATTCAAATAATAGAACAGACTCGCTAGGAAGAATACAGACACTTGAAAATCTTCCTCCAGTAGAGGTGTATCCAGTATCTCTTCTTGCAAGCACACTTGCTCTTTATACTTTAGCAACAGATGCTTCTTTTGATATTAACGTATTCGCTCCAGACGGTGTGACAATTCCACGTTCTGAGCGTTACCGTCAATTAATGGATATGATTCAAGCACGCAAAGACCAATATCGTGAACTGTGTATATTGCTAGGAATTGGTCTTTATAGAATTGAAGTATTCACATTCCGCAGAATTTCTAAAACCACAAACCACTACGTTCCAGTTTATCGACCACAGGAGGTGGATGATTACTCTTACCCAGAAAGAATCGAACTTGCCCGACCTACCTATGGCGACCAGCCCTCAGAGCGACCTTATGACTCTGTGGAACTTACTGCCTATCAAGATGTGGCGTTTACGTACTCTATTCCGTACGTCGGAAACCTCACTGAAAAGGGAGCCGTAGCCAATATTCGCTGGAAAGCGGGTGCTCCACAAAGTCACATGCCTTTTACGGTGACAGTTACTACATCTGGCACGGATAATACAAGCCATACAATCAATATTAGTTTAACCAAAGAACAGACCAGGAGACTTGCACAGCGTATGTACTGGGACATCGAATTTGTTTATAACGATGGACAAAGAACAACGTATAAGGCAGGCAAACTATTTACAGTGCGTGAGGTGACAACGTAATGCCTATTGACCCAAATAGCCCTCTCTACCCAGAGATTGACCCTGCACTTTTACCTGGCGTTCCTACAACTCGAGGAGCACGTGGTTATCAAGGACCAACAGGTCCAACAGGTCCACAAGGTCCTGCAGGTTCTGCTTCTGCAACTGGTGCAACAGGTTCTACTGGTGCAACTGGTGCGACTGGTGCAACAGGACCACAAGGTCCTACTGGTTCAGTTGGACCACAAGGTTTAACTGGATTTACTGGTGCATCAGGTCCTACTGGACCAACTGGTGCTGACTCTCGTGTAACTGGACCAACAGGTTCAGCAGGAGCAACAGGACCAACTGGTGCAATGGGTTCTACTGGTGCGACTGGTGCAATGGGTGCAACAGGACCAACTGGTCAACAAGGTATTCAAGGTATTCAAGGCGTTCAAGGTGTAACTGGACCAACTGGTGCATCTGGTGTTGCGGGTAATACTGGTGCAACAGGTCCTACAGGACCACAAGGTGTAATTGGTGTAACTGGTCCAACAGGTCCGACTGGTGCAGATTCACAAGTAACTGGTCCAACAGGTCCGACTGGTGCACAAGGTGCACTTGGTTTTACTGGACCAACTGGTGCAACTGGTAACACAGGACCAACGGGTGCTGCTTCAACTGTTACTGGTCCTACAGGTAACACAGGACCTACAGGACCTACTGGTCCAACTGGTGCACAAGGAACTGCTGTAACAATTAAGGGTGAGTATGCAGACCAAGCAACATTACTTGCTGCTCGTCCTACAGGAAATTTTGGCGATGCTTATTTAATCGCAAGTGGTGATTTATATGTTTGGACCCCAAACTCAACTCCACCAAACTTTGGTACATGGAATAACGTTGGAAACATTCAAGGACCTACAGGACCTAGAGGTTTAACTGGTCCAACTGGTGATACTGGTGCTGCTTCAAATGTAACTGGTCCAACAGGTTCACAAGGACCTACTGGCCCTACAGGACCAACTGGTGCAGCCTCAACTGTAACTGGACCAACTGGTGCTACAGGTTCAACAGGCCCTACTGGTGCTACTGGTGCATCTGGTGCTGCCTCTACCGTTACAGGCCCTACTGGTGCAACAGGTCCAACTGGAGCAACAGGTGCTAACTCAACTGTTACAGGCCCTACTGGTGCAACTGGTGCAACTGGACCAACAGGTGCTACAGGTGCTGCTGGTACATCTATTAACCTTAAGGGAACTGTTGCCACTGTTAATGACCTTCCTGCAAGTGGAAACACTACTGGTGATGCTTACTTAGTAACCGCTTCTGGAAACATTTATATTTGGTCAGGTTCAGTGTGGACAGATGGTGGACCATTCCGTGGTCCAACTGGTGCTACAGGACCTACTGGTGCNACAGGTTCTACTGGTGCTGCAAGCACAGTTACAGGACCTACAGGTGCTACTGGACCGACTGGTGCTACTGGACCAACAGGTTCACAAGGCCCAACAGGTGCACGTAACGGAACAACCTTTAAGATTACAAATAATGGTGCGGGAACACAATTCTTAGTTGAAGGTATTACAGGAGATACACCAACACTTGATGTTGTTCGTGGAGAAACCTACTACTTTGATTTAAGTTCTGTTCCAATCACAGATTCTTTTGTAATTCGTTTTAACTTAACAGATACTGCAAACCCAATTCCTGGAATGGTTGGAAACGTCATTTCTACAGGAGCCTATGCAGGTAGTACTCCTAATATTATTACCTACACAGTTCCTCTTGATGCTCCCGCAAACTTAATTTACCGAAGCGTTCAAGATGCAACCCAAGTCGGTGTAATTGCTATCTACGATAAGCGTGGCCCTACTGGTCCAACTGGTCCACAGGGTGTAACTGGTCCTACTGGTGCAGCATCAACAGTTGTTGGTCCTACAGGTCCTACAGGTCCAACTGGTCCAACTGGTCCTGTTGGTCAGTTCACCGCTTCAGCGAGTGCTCCTCCTATTGCAGAAGCAGAGCCAGGTGATGCTTGGTTTAACACTCAAAACGCAAAAACTTACGTATTCTTTAACGGTACGTGGACAGAAGTTGCTTCAGGAAACTCTGGTCCAACAGGTCCACAAGGACAGGCTGGTTCATTAGCACTATCTACTATGTGGTGGCTAGGAGCATGATGTTTACACAGTTAAATGCAAAATTAATTAGTAAAGTATGCA